GTTGTAACTCACTACTTTTCTCCTTAGCTAAACTTCCTTATCCTATGATGTACTACAGGTGTAGTTTCATCACTGAATTGCAATGTAGATTGAGCTTTTTTATCGCCTTCGTTTGCTTGAGGTGTTGCATTATTGGTAAAGCCCGTTTCACGTACGAAAGTAATTGCGTTACTTGAGGTATTACCCGGTGCTAATAAATCACGCAACGTTAAAATAGTTTGAGGTGGTGTTACAATACCTGGTAAACGATGCTCAGCAATTAAAGCACCTGCTGATCCAACAGCATTCGTTGTGGCACTAGTGATAGTTGCTTTCACGGATAAATATGCTGATTTACCTGTACGTGGGTCGGAGGCAAAAGACTTAAACGAGTCAGATTCCATTAATTGTTGAGCAATGGATTTTTCCATTTGTTCACCGCCACCACGGCGAGTAGCTTTTTGCTCTAATTCATCTAAACGGCTTTTGGCATCGTTCATTGAAGTAAGTGCTTCATCGACTTTTTCTTTCAAGCCTTCTAAGCCTTTTTCGTTATTTGACATTTTGCCTTGCAACTCTTCGCCCAAGCTTTTCACTTGGTCGGTTGCTTTTTTAAACTCATTGGCGAGCTGTTCGATTGTTTTTTCTGCTTCTGACATAA